GAGTCTACAATATCATCATGAGGTCCTGATGGAAATTGCCTACATTCTTCTATTACTTCTTTGCTCCAAACTTTGCTAAGTGGAGCATATATTCTAGAATTATGAAACAAAGAACTGACAGCGTATGCTCTAGATACTTTGTCTCTATCTGGCTGGTATTCTTGAATAGGTAACCCAGCTAATCTTAGATCTTGTATTAATGATTGACCTGAAGCTTTTTTCTCAATAACTATAGAGTCAGGGCTATGTTTTAAATATTTTTCTACAGCTTTTTCCCGCAGTGTTGGAAAATCCCAGCGACCTTTCTCCATACCTAGCAGAACCATGTTTGCTAAACTAATATCATCTTTTTTAAATATACCCCATGTAGTCACAACAGAGTAATCTGCAGTATTTTTAGTAGAGAACGCTGTATCCCAAGACTGAATAATAAAATCACACTCTGGTGGGTCTTCACTAGACCAGTCTTGCCAGTAATCTACTTGAATTATGCCTCCAGATTCAGAAGATGGGCTCTGTAAGTACAAAGCATCAAACTTAAATGGTGGAGTATTGTTTTTTGTACGCACAATATCGTCTGTTGTCCAACAAAATCCTGCAGGTCTGTCAGGTGCAGGCCAAAATGATTCTCCAATCTTAGGTGTTGGGTAAGATTTCTCTAAATATCCTTGATCTATTAAATCTTTGCGAGCAGTTCCTAGTTGAGATGAAGATTCTGCAGTATTTAACGCAGGAATCCTTACTACATTCCACTTATCTGCTAATGGAGAAGCTTCTTGTTGCTTTAACAAGTGCCCCGCCAAGTCATTTTCGTGCCATCTTGTCATAACTAGCACAACTTTTCCACCTGGCATCAATCTTGTACGCAAACCTGAAGCATACCAGTCATTCAACTGGTCTCTTCGCGTCTTAGAAAACGCATCTTGCTCTGATATAGGGTCATCAATGACTGCAAGGTGAGCACCAAAACCTGCAATACCAGATCCAGAACCAGCAGCTAAGAAACTTCCAGCTACTTTCCCTTCTGTTTCTAATGCCCAAGAGTTTGCCGCTCTATTATCTTTACGAATTTTTACTTTAGGAAAGATAGTTGTGAATGCTGTGGTGTTTATAATGTCTCTAATAGTTCTACCGAACTTAGTAGCTAGATCGTCTGAGTGAGATACTGCTATCTCTTGCCAATAAGGATTACGACCTAGCGCCCAAGCAGGGAAATATGTTGATGTGATTAAAGACTTAGATGAACGCGGAGAAACAAAGACCATAAGTCTATCTGTTTCACCTTTTTCTAATCCCATGAGTTCATCACAAAGTAAACGGTGATGCGGACCCACATTGAATGATGGGTTCATTAACATTACAAAAGATAACAAGTCATCACGAGCTTGTTTGACAGCTAGTCTTGTAGCTGCATCTCTGTCTGCTAAATTAATCTGACTTGATAAATCCAAGGCCACCCCACAAAATTAGTTGTGAATAAATATCAATGGGTTCTTTGCCTGTGTACGGTTCTAGGTTTGGTGTTAAAATCATTTTTTGTCTCCTGATACAACTTTAAGTTTGGGTGTCGCGATTCTTGTAAGACGTTCAATATCTCTTTCGATATCTTCATCAGAGTTACCTGATGCAAATGCATTCATAATGGTAGTCTCATTAACTGTCTTATCTGTCCACAGTGCTTTGTGTTTACCCAGTAGCTCTAAACTACGAATAGCCGCATTGAAGTCGCCCTCTTGTTCTGTTCTATCTGCGATTCTCACTAATCGCCTTAAGATATCATCTGCATCAATTGCTGCTCGTTTAAAGGATGTTTCTTTCAGCTCTTCGATTCTCTTACGTATGATGTCATGTTTTAAAAACTTATACGCATTACGCTCTGCAGATAACTTACCATAGCCTGCTCTTTTTGCCGCAGCTATAGCGTTTAGATCTTTAATAAATTCAGAGCAGAAAAGTTCCTGCTTGTCTGTCAACCCTCTTTCGTTCTTTGCCATGAAAAAATTATAACATATTAACCCTTGAATTAGCAAGGGCTAGCATGGTACCATTTACATAACTCGTTTCACACGAGTCTCCTGTAATAGAGGGGGCTTTAAAACATCGCCCTCACTCGATGTGCCCCCTCGCCAAAGGTAAACCGCATGGGTCATCACAGAGTAATATCCAAAGAAAAAATAAAAAAAAGAATTTTGCGGCTGCTTTTGGTATTATCGCATGGGCTTAGTCCTAATCAATTTGCTTCCCTGCTGGCTGACTTTATTTCAGAAGGGGGCACGCGAAAATCAGACAGGGTAGACCTCAGCCTCAAAGAGTATATAGACAAGTATAAGCACACCCCGTGAAACCGTGGGAACGTGGGAAGGTCCTTTAAAAAAAAAGTCTAAAATTTTGCTAAAATTTTTTCTGCTGCATATGTGCATGTGCATGTCTTTAGTTTTTTGGGGGTGGGGGGTAGTTTAAAAGAGGGTAGGGTGTGGAATAGGTCTAGTTCTAACGCCAAAAGTCAACGCCTCACGCCTACAGGATCACGATATACCTCCCTATATGCTGAAAAACCCCTGCGTCAAAACGCGCATGTACTTCTTTTTGGCTTTGTGCCATAATGGAAACATCAACAAAGGAGACGAAAAAAATGGAAAAGAAAAAATTTAGACTAACAGATAGAACAAGAACTGGAATGATGCGACAGATTGACGCACACAGCCGAAGAACTAAAGTGTCGCACCTATACCAAATAGCCAAGGTGGGTAAACTGTGGATAACTCACCCAACCAGGGCGACAATATAGCACAGGGTATGCGATAAGGGGCAACTGCCCCTTATCAGATAGTCTGCGACAATATGCCGATTGACTAATAATCGATTGGTGATACAATCAAGACTAGAAATACAGATGCGTGAAAATCGTAGGCGACCCCATGCCTAAAAAAAGGTGCGACCTTATGTCACATGAGCGAATTGTCGCAGTAATTCAGTCATTTTATATATACAATATGACAACTACTTCTGTTACATTTGTTTACATTTCTTAAGTACTATTTAAAAATTAGATGTGAGATACTGATAACAGAATTAGAGATAACCAATAAATAACAACTTAGTTATTAACTAATAACCTTTTATTATTATCAAAATTCTTAAATAACTACTGCGACAGAATGCACATATACTTTAAAAATTATTCTGTCATACTGAAAGAACAATAAAACAAAGGGGTAAAAAATGGCAAACAGAACGTTATATATGGACTTGAACGGCAAATTAAAAAGAGGGTTTGAGAATGGGCAAAAATGGAAATTCAAATCTTCAAACCAGGAAATGAGATACGCTTTAATAAATGCAGTGTCTTATAGAAAAGCGAAAGCCCACAAAGATTACGAATATTGGAACAAGTTAGCTAGTGCCTAACATGTGACAATGTGTCAAATTGAATTGATCTACCAATTTGATACACTACTAACAGATTAAAAATTAGATATAAAGCTAAATCCTAGTTTCCTCCTTTTCAAATAGGATTTGGCTCTATACCTAAAGTATAGAAGAAAGAGAATAAAATGAGTAAAATTGTTAATGTATTATATGGTAGTTTTATTGACTATCCTAGAGTATTCGGAAATGTAAAAGCTACTTATGAAAGCGTATCAAAATATCTAAATACAGAAACCCCTTATTTAGATAGGAATGGAGTGCCTTACCCTGCAACCTATTCACGATTTAATGCTATGTATAAGAAGCAAGGATTTATAACAGTATATACTGACGCTAGTTTAAATCACCAAGAATGTTTACAGGTACAAGCGACAACTATGAACGAGGGAGCATAATGCTCTTTAACAAAAAAGTTAACTTAGAAAACTTTATTTCTAATGCGACAGAATGGCTACTTGTAATTACTTCGGTATTTGCTACAATCCTAGCTATATTTTTAATAATAATAATGAGGTATTATTCATGACAGAAACAAAACAAACACTATTAAGAACTCTACGAAATACTTCTTGTCTGAGGCTAGATAAATCATACTATGATGTATTAAAGTTTATGCGTTATTCAAATATAAGCAATACATCTTCAAATGATATATCGGAATTTTTCGACCAAGATGATGTAATAGAGTGCTTCAATACTATGGATACAGTAATTAAAGAAACAAAACAACTGTATATAAGTCTAATACCATTAGACAGATCTAATGAAGAATACGTAGTAGAAAAAGGTAAGAGAAGTAGAAGAATAGTACCTTTTAAATACAAACTTCTAACTACATATTGTTCAGACTACAACCTAAGACAGTGCGAAGATTGTGATAGCTATATACACGAAGATGACGCAACCTTTATTGAAGGTGCAAATCTTGAAAGGTTTGTCTGTAATGATTGTCTTAATTCATCATACCGATATCACGAAAATGACGGCATGTATTATCATGATGATGACTACCCTTATGATGATGATGATGAAGAATACTATGACGAAGAGAATGACGAAGAGGGATATGGTAGATACGCATATGATTACAATGTACTTGATACCTTACCTGACAAGGTAAGTCTACCAAGCGATACAGGTGACGAAATGCTACTAGGTTATGAGGGTGAATGGGAAGCTCGTAGTGACACATGCCTTAGAAGTGTAGTATCAGATATACACCATACAATGCAAGACTTTGCTTTGGTAAAGTATGACGGATCACTTCGTAATGGTGGTGAGATTGTGACTGCCCCTGCTACCTTAAAAGCACAGAAATACTATTGGTCAAAATTCTGTGAGAGTAAGCTAGACTTTACAGGACGTATCAAGTCATGGCATACTGAAACATGTGGCACACATATCCACGTAGGTAGAAAGTTTGTGACACCTTTAGATATTGGTAAACTATTAGTGTTCATCAATAGCGAACACAACAACAATTTCATTCACAAGATTGCTGGTAGATCATCTAGTCAATGGGCAAAACGATCTGACAAAAACATCAAGAATGGATTACACAGAAGCGACAAGTATGAAGCACTAAATCTAGGCAAGTCTAGTACCATTGAGTTCCGAATATTCAGAGGCAACCTCAAGAAGTTTGGTATATTTAGAAACCTAGAATTTGTACACGCTTTGGTAAGATTTGCAAAGCAATCAGCTTACGATATAGATACTGCATCTACGTCTAATCTGACATACGAAAACTTTGTAGACTGGGTAGGATTACAAAACAACAGAGCAATATATCCCTACCTATATAAGTGGCTTGTTAAAAACGATTACGTTAAAAGCAAAGCTAGAATAAATACTATTAACGAAAGTGAGGTAAACGAATGTGCTTAATAGTTAAAACAAATGACTCATCTGAAGTCAAAGAAAACCTAATCAAATCAGCTTATCAGAATAATTCTGACGGATTTGGTATCATGTTTCTACGTAAGGGTAGAATACAAACGAGAAAGATTGTACCTAAAACTGCTGACGATATCGTCAAGCTATTTGATGAGTACAAAGACATGAAGATTCCAATGGGATTACATTGGAGATTCACAACTGCTGGTAGTAGCAACAAAGGAAACTGTCACCCATTTAGTGTACTAAATGCTGAAGAGCATGGTCGAGATGTTTTCATGATGCATAACGGACCTGCATTACCAACGCCTATGATCGACAAAGACAAGTCCGATACTCATCAATACGTAAAGTATGTACTACGTCCAATGTTAGCTAACAATCCTGACTTGTTATACAATACTGAATGGCAAGAAATGATTGCTGAAAGTATTGGTAGTGATAAGCTATTGTTTCTAGACAGTAAGACAAAGCAATTCACAATCATCAACGAAGATGAGGGTGAAACACTAGACAATGATATGTGGCTATCCAATACGTACTCTCTATCAAGAGGTATGGGTATGGATTACGATCCTATAACAGATACATTGGGAAGCAATAAACCTAAGCTAACATACACCACCTATGGTACTAATCACAGATACAAAAATGATTACTATGATAATTGGGATTTAGGTCACTCATTCGTAGACAACTATGACTACGACAAAGAAGAACACGTACCCCTAAGTAAGAAATGGGATATGTGTAGAGATGGTGAACTGTATAACCTATGCGATATCTATGGTGCTACAAGTGATGAGATAAATCAGATTGTGCAACTGAATCCTTCAGGTACGGCAGAACTATTGCATGACTTATGCTACGCTGATGAAGAAGAGATGTACGATTCTGTACATGAACTCACTCAGCTTAAATACAAATCAACAAAGAAAGGTAATCAATAATGACTAAATCTGTATACCATGTAGAGAAGATAGATAATGATACATTGTTTGGTGTATCATTATTCACAGGCGATAACTTCCTTGAAGTATCACGCAAAGGAAGTAAGTCTAAGGTTCTAATGAATGTACAAGAAGCTAGACAACTACCTAGTCACATAATTGCTAATGATAATATCAATCTACGTACAGCTTTGTATCATGAATACGAAAACGAATCTCTGTATATGAAAGATATAAGTTGGAGCATCGCCAAAATTCTACCTGCTATATACCCTGCATTACATAGGTATAAAGTTATAGAAAAAGACGAAAGTTCTGTTGATAAGCTGAAGAAAAATCTAACTGAGCGATTAAAACTTTTGAATCAAGGGGGATCTGTTAGCAGAAGAAATGCTTCTGAGTATATACTAATAGCTAAAGGCAAACGAGTATCTCATTATGAATATGATTCAACTGAAATGGAAGATAAAACCTCAGCAAGACTTAGAAAATTCATGAAGCGTTCTAACATATGGCAATCATATCCTAATCTATATCCTAAGCTGCGAGATAAACTACCATTCTTCAGTAGTAGTGGACCGAGACTCAACCCCTTTGATGTAGCATTTAGATCATACAATATGCCAACAGGTATACCGAAATCAATGAAGTTATTTAGTGCTTCTTTAGGTAGAAATAAATTCAATATTATATTTAAAGACCACGAAAAACATCTAACTAATGATCAATACCCTACTGAATGGGATAACTCTATGTATTCAATCCCATTAACTTAAAAGATTAGCATGGCTAATACCTCACGAGTGAGGGGGCACGGCAAAATGAATTGCAACACCCCCTTACTCACAATATAACACCGACAGATCACCGACAAACCCCGAATAACACCCATTCTTGGTATGTCATACCTTAACCCTTTATATATATCTATATATAATAAAAAAATAATATAATTAAAATCGTATATTAGAGGGGTGGGTGTGGGGTACTCAGTTATGGTGTAATACGAGGACATTCGGTGTTCTCTCGGTATTATACTAATGCGACAAAAAAGTCATTGAATTATTTACAGAAAGGATTATAATATGGACATGATAATAAACAATCTAAAGACTGAACTTATTAGATTGAACTCAGAACTATCTGATTCTCTCGATAGGTACAAAGAACGAGATGAACTAACTGATGATGAACTAGTAGCACAAGGTTGGTTTGAGGCAACGGAATACTTCAACAAGAAGTTAGAACAATTAACACAGGAAAGTGAGGAAGCAAATGAATAACACAAATAACGTGAGTAAAATTATGAATGATTTCTATGAAAGAAAACCACAGAATACAACATCACAAACATTTACAGTAATCCATATTGATCCGTTTGATACAGTCTATGAGGACATAGATTTTTATATAAAAATGTGTAAACAACCTCAACATTTTCAAACTTTAAGTGATGATGTTTCACAACTCGTAGGAAGGATAGGTATATAATGGGCAAAGTTAAAGCATGGCTTATGGAACTAGAAGAACAAGACGATAACAATCTAAGTGAATATGAAAAGAAACTTGTAGCTGAACTAAAGAAAGACAGAGAAATGTTTGGAGATAAGGAAGCCGAAATAAAAGAAAGCGAGGACACATAACATGTATACAGATGGGAACGTAATTGAAATAGTAATGATAGCTTCAACTATCGTGCTTGTAATGGCAGGTGTGCTATGGGATTAGATATATTATTATTTTTAATGCTGGTAATCATGGGTGCTTTAGGATATGGTGGAGCATATCTTTATATGCATAAACAAATCATACAAAGAGAAGTAGAAATACAAATACTTCATATGTACATTGAGAAAGAGATACACAATGAACGCAAAAGAACACTCAGAGTTTAGTGCACTAGAAAAACTAAATGCTAATGGGAACTTATCAGTCAACAAAGCGTTAAGACTTTTTGAATTACGCGAAAAAGTAAAGAAGGAAAAGAGCAGAGATGACAAAGAAAGAAAGTAAGATAGTTAAGATAGAAGACAAACACAACTTAGCTTTCGCTAAAGGGGTGTATCAATTTATGGACAAGCATATATCTAGTAAGGAAGCTGAAGCATTTATTGTAGAACGTATGGCTAAATGTTATGATGCGTTTCCTCAACAAAGGATAGAGGATCACAAAGCATACTTCCAATGGTTAGGAATACACAATGAAGCGTGAAGATTTAGTATGGGATATAGC